TTCGTTAAAGAAAGTATTTACTGGATTCATTGAGCAGGGTGAGATTTCTAATCTTCTGCTCTCTGGTCCGCCTGGTGTTGGTAAAACTACCGTCGCCAAAGCATTGTGTGAAGAACTTGACCTCAGCTACATTGTTATCAACGGTTCTGATGAAGGTCGTTTCCTTGATACTATTCGTACTCGTGTCAAACAGTTTGCTTCTACCATTAGTTTGACTGGTGGTGGTAAGCATAAAGTCGTCATCATTGACGAAGCAGATAACACAACGCATGATGTTCAGCTCTCGCTGCGAGCATTCGTTGAAGAGTTTCATAGTAACTGTCGCTTCATCTTCACCTGCAACTTCATCAACAAAATCGTTGAACCGCTGCACTCTCGCTGTACGGTCGTTGATTTCCGCATTAAGGCAGGCGAACAGCAGAAGTTACAGGCGCAGTTCTTTGAACGCTTACAGGGCATTCTAGACGCCTCTGGCGTAGCGTATGAGGATAAGGTGCTGGTCAAACTGATTCAGCGTTACTACCCTGACTGGCGCCGTCTGCTGAACGAAGCACAGCGTCACTCTGCCAGTGGTGCCCTTGACTCTGCTGTGCTCTGTGATATTGCTGATGTAAACACAGACCAACTGATGCGAGCTATGAAGGGCAAAGAATACAACGTTGTTCGTCAATGGGTGGTAGACAATATGGATAGTGACCCTAACACTATCATTCGTAAAATCTATAACTCTTTGACTGAGGTGCTTGAAGGTTCTTCTATTCCTCCTGCTGTGTTGGTGCTTGCTAAGTATCAATATCAGATTGCGTTCGTAGCTGACCAAGAAGTAAATCTTCTCGCTTGTCTAACTGAAATTATGGTGGAGTGTAAGTTCAAATGATTGACTGGAAACTTTTTGATTGGGAAGAAATCTTCGGGTCAGTTAAATCAACTACTGGGTTGAAAAGAAAACAAACCAGACCTTTGCGAACAGAAGTGCAAGAAATCGCAACCGCCAAATATAGTAGTAATCAACTTACTTATGTTGGGGATTCTATCGATGGAAAAGATTACATTGATTGTAATGGTTTGTCTGTAGAAGATAAGGCACAAGAAGGAATGTTTTGTAAAACAATCGACCGAACTAAAGTATTCACTTTAAAAAACTTTCAAGGTAATCAAACAAAATTTGTAAAAACTTTTGATTATATTATCTTAAAAGATACTAAAGCTATGTCAGTTGGTTGGGCATCGTGGGATGCAGTTGCTAAAAATGTAAATATTAAAGATGCTATTATTACATCTTTTGTTAACTATGATGATTTGCACATGATTGAGTTTTTTGTCAAACCAAAAAAGAAAGACGATTTTGGTGCTAAACTTCGTAAACTTATTGAGGAACATGTATGATGAAATCTTTGAAAACCCCTCTTCGTTATCCTGGTGGCAAGTCCCGTGCCATGAAATATCTACTACCTAAGTTTCCCAAAAACATTACAGAATACCGTGAACCTTTTCTGGGCGGAGGTAGTCCTGCTATTGCGTTCACTAAACAATACCCAGACATTCCTGTGTGGGTGAATGACCTATACAATCCTCTGTTTACTTTCTGGTGTATTTTGCGTGATGAAGTAGATGGTCTGTATGAGATTCTAAAAGGATACAAAGAAGACCTTGGACCAGTGCCAGATAAAAAAGCAGATAAAAAAGAACTGGAAGAGTACTACGATAAAGGTAGAGCACTCTTTAATCAAATGAAGATTGAAATCAATCATGAGGAATCAGAAGATTTATACCGTGCTGCTGCTTTCTATGTTATTAACAAGTGCAGTTTCTCTGGGCTTACTGAGTCAAGCTCTTTTTCAGGTCAAGCAAGTATTGCCAACTTCTCAATGCAAGGAATTGAAAACCTTAAAGAATATTCAAAACTGATTCAGAACTGGAAGATTACAAATCTCAACTACTGGGAGATGATGATGACATCTGCTCCTGTAGGAACATTCTGGTTCCTTGACCCTCCTTATGATATCAAAGATAATCTCTATGGTAAGAAAGGAGAGCTCCATAAAGGATTTGACCATGAGATGTTCCATGCTTACATCACTCAAGGTAATGTGAAAGATAACTGGATGATTACCTACAACACCAATCCTACTCTCATGGAGTGGTATGATAGATACAATCAAACCAAATGGGATTTAACTTATACTATGCGTTCTGTAGGTGACTACATGAATGAACAAAAAGACCGTGCAGAACTTTTGATTACTAACTATGACGAAACCAACTCTATCAGAATATCTGACTTCTATCAATCAAACGAAGAAGTCGGTAGTTATTGATGAAGAATCAGAAAAAGCATATCCACCTTTCATTGTAAACAAGTGTCTATCTGCTTTCCACGACACAGTTCTCTTTGCTAACGAGATGAACATGTATCCTCAATTGGATAAGAAGATGCAATATGACTTTTTTATAAATAGTATCAACCCTCGTAAGAGGTTTTCGCCTTGGGCGAAAAAATCTCAAGTAGAATACCTTGATGCGATTAAGGAGTATTATGGTTATAACGACGATAAGGCTTTACAGGCATTGAGAATTTTATCTAAGAATCAACTTGAACACATTAAAAAACTTGTAGACAAAGGTGGAAAACGATGACTCCTGATATCGAAGTAGAATGGAAGCAAGCTGATATGGTTGAGGTGACTCTCAATGAACCCGATGATTTCCTCAAAGTTCGTGAGACCCTGACTCGTATCGGTGTAGCATCCCGTAAAGAAAAGAAAATCTATCAATCTTGCCATATCCTTCACAAGCAAGGCAAGTATTATATCGTTCACTTCAAGGAGCTGTTTGCCCTTGACGGAAAGAATACAAATCTTTCAGTGAATGATGTTCAACGTAGAAACAGAATCATTCAACTTCTCAGTGACTGGGGATTGATTACTGTTGTGAAAGCAGATGCTATTGCAGATGTTGCACCGTTGAATCAAATTAAGGTTCTGGCTTTCAAAGAGAAAGATGAATGGACGCTTGAAAGTAAATATAATATTGGTCGCAAGAAGACCGAAGTAACCGAATAATTTTGTAGAGGAGTCCACACTCCCCTTTTTTATGCTCCTTGATATATAATATTGAGAGATGCCTTCGGGGTCTCAAATAACACTCGCTTATTTAAGGAGCAATCAAATGACGAATACATATACATGGGATGTTTACACCCCATTCAACGTAGGATTGGAAAATGTTTTTAATCGACTTGATGCTATGTCAGGTCACAATACAAACTATCCCCCCTACAACATCATCAAAAACGATAATGCTAACTATGAAATTGAAGTCGCTCTGGCTGGATTTAAGTCAGATGAGATTGAGGTCTCTACAGAACAGAACATTCTCAGAGTTGCCTCTAAGGTTGAGAAACGAGATTCTGAAAGAACATACATTCACAAAGGACTCTCCAAGCGTTCATTCTCCCACAGCTGGCAACTTGCAGATGATGTCAGAGTATCCTCTGTAGATTTTGCAGATGGTCTATTAACAATCTCATTGGAGAAGATCATCCCAGAACATCAGAAGAAAATCACATACAACATCGACAGACACTTAGATTCTAAGTTTCTAACAGAGGATAAATAGGCGAGGGGTAACCCAAATATCGTCGGCGCTAAGGGGGTGACTGGCAAAATCCAGTTGACACCCCCTATTTTTTATGCTACAATAATTTTAAAATTGGAGGATAGTATGGTTCCAAGAGTTATGATTTTACATTCTGGCGAACGAATTATCGCTGGAGTATCTGAAGTTACTGATGAAAATGGTCAAGGTCTTTGTCTTCTATTGCGTTGTCCATACATTTTAGAAATGGCACCCACGGGAGAATACAACGCCGAAGGCAATCCTTCGCAGTTTTCTATTAACTTTACGAAGTGGTTTGCTTATTCTACTTCGGATGAATTTAGAGTTCCTTATGCAAGTGTGGTTGCTATTGGTGAACCCGAAGAAGGAATTCTTGATGTTTATATGAAACGATTTGGAGATAAATTAAATGACAACGACGCCGTACCAGCAATTGATTCAGGTGATAGTGTTGAAGAACCAGGATTACCTGATAGCGGAAATCGAAGAAAGGGAAGAAAGCCCAGAGTGTCTGCTGACGAATCCGTACAAGATACTTGATCTTACTTATTGGGATTATTCCAATCAAGAAAGAACGAATGTCCCAAATCCAAATGCTTTATTTCTTGGGACTTCTGAAGAAAAAGAAAATGGTAAAGATGGTGAAGTCATCATTACTACACAATCAGATTACGTTCTTTTGGAAAAGTTTCCTAAGTACACAAACCAAACTCAGATCTACATGAGGGCAGATGACATCCTGACCCTTTGCGATCCGACCAATGCTATGGTAGAATACTACAAGAAGACCGTGGGTTGACGCATGAAGTTTTATACGAACATTGAACAGGCGGGGAATCGCATCCTCGTTCGTGGATATGAAAATGGTGATCGTGTTCAGTATCGTGTAAACTATAATCCCAAACTATACATTCCCTGTAATAAACAGACGGATCATAAGAGCCTTGATGGGCGTTACCTCAAAGAGGTGCGCCCTGGTTCTATTAATGATTGTCGTCAGTTTATCAATCAATACGAGGGTGTGGAAGGATTTGAGATTCATGGAAATACTAGATACTTGTATCAGTATATTAACGAGGCATATCCTGATGACGAGATTCGTTTCGATTCTTCTCTCATCCGCACATTTACTTTGGATATTGAAACTGGAGCAGAGAATGGTTTTCCTGATATTGAATCAGCAGACCAAGAGATTCCCCTTATTTCTATCCGTGATTCTTTTACAAATCGCATCACTGTCTGGGGATCAAAAAGTTTCACGAATGAAGACAGACAGGTTGATTACATCCACTGTAATGATGAGACGAAACTCCTTTCTAGCTTCCTCGGTTGGTGGCAGGAAAATACCCCAGATGTGATTACAGGATGGAATGTTCAACTATTCGATATTCCATACATCTGCCGCCGCATGGATAGAATGCTTGGCGAAGACCACACAAAACTTCTGTCGCCTTGGAAACTAATCTCTTCTCGTGAGATTTATATCAAGGGTCGCAAACAGATTGCGTATGATATT